TGTTCTTTTCCAAATGCGTTTAAGAGTGCATCTGCTTCATCTCTCCATTCTTGGAACTCTTTGCCAGCTAATAAGATGACACAGAGTAAATTCTTTTGTGGGTACTTAGATATTTTAGTAATGAAAGCACCCTTCACTTCCTTGTCTATTTTTACCCAGAGTTGCATATCTTTCGATATACAAGCGTTCTTTATATCCCCTATACTATACTCCCCTAAACCATATTCAAGGGCTGTAATCAAGTATTCTTGGACTAGAGTCCACCAGACCTCTACATTCTCTCCCTTTATCCCTTCAATCAAAGTTTACTCCACGCTCCTGTACTTAAGTAAATATATAGCCCTTCTCCAGTACCACCAGGATTCCAATTCGTTCCATCTGCATACCTAACATCACCAGCTCTCGGCTTAGATGGTACTACATTTGATTCATCAAAGTGCCCATCAGCAAGGTTACTTATTATGGCAGATATTCTATCTAATTCTGTCTGTAGATAAGATGGTATGTCCTCTGCCTCGCTTGGCACAGGAGATTTGGAATATCTTATGCTCATACACCAGCACCTCTATTACCCATAGGATTCCAGTGTATCTCTAAATTATCCAAAGACCAAGTCTTATCATCCGTAGATTCTGCCCTGATCCCTATGTAATTACCTGTTGCTCTAACTGGTATTTCTGAATGTGTGCCAGGTGTGAAAGAGTATGGTCCTTTCCAGACAGTACCTTCGTGTGGCATCATCTCAGTTCCTACATAGAAATCTAAAGCACCAGTACCACTTACTCTAGGTACTATTTTACTTACAGATTTTGTAATACTAGTGCCTAAGTGCATATTGTCTTTTTCTATCCAAGCCCTAAAGCTAGTGCCTGCATTCTGATTTGTTCCTAATACATATATTTTAGTGGCACTTGGTGAGGCTAGTAGTAATGATGGTTTGAGAGGTGAATCCCAAGCATCATTATCTGTATCCCATTCACCAGTTTCAGTCCAGTCAGTAGTTGAATCATACTCAACAACACCCCAAGCAATATAACTTGTATAAGGTAAATCTCTCTTAGACCAGCTATTGTTTCTCCAGTTATATACAAAGGCTGTATCTGCAAATGCGTTAGTGGAATTTGTGTTTGATACAAAACAAACCCACATCTCATTCTTCTCTCTATCAGCAGCTACAAATGTTCTTGCCTTATAGTCTGGATGGATAGAGTTAAATAATTCATCCCTGATCTGAGTATCTACAATAGATTGTTTAGTCTGACCATCGTGTGTATAAACATCATCCTCTGATACTACAAAATGTTTGTTATCATAACTCTGAACACAGTGTCTTCCTATAATACCAACATCAGAGAATAGTTGTCTAAATCCAAATATAGATTGTCCGCCCTCGAATGTCATAGACCAAATAGAATCTTCTTTATAGATAATGTTAGAGTCACCTAATGACAAACAGTCAATAACAAAACCAGGAGACTGGGATAAGTCAACATATCCAGTATCTTTAGTAGCGTCTGCTGCATCCCAACTTGTAGGCACTGTACCACCCTCTGCTGGGTGTGACCAGCGTACTCTGAAAGGATAACGTGTAGCTGATTCAGTTGTATCTAATGCTACTAGAAATCTCTTGAATGGTCGCATTACTGCACAAGTAGTGCTACTCAGCCAGTTAGTTAAGTTAGCAAACTTTGCACCAGCTGCTGTACCCATAAACTGTGGTTCATCAACACCATTATTCAGTATAGCGATACCACCTAGAACACCACCATTCCAGCCACTGCTTGCGGTTGCACTGTAGTCACCACCCGTTGTTCTTGTAAGGTCAGTATGTGTGGTTGTTGTGCCAGATGTATGTACTCTATATACTTTAGCCAATCCAGGATAAATCCAAGAGTTAGTGCTGATAGTGTCAAATGGCATTAGCCAATAAGGTGCGACAGTAGGAGTACCAAATACTTGTAGGTGTCCTTTTACTTTTGCAGTCTTGTCATTATCAAATTCTATATTGTTTCCATCAGACCACTTGTCTTGAGCTGACTCATAAGAACTTATATCTCTGTTGATACCTTTAGGGTTTAATACTGTTACTTGTGCTGGCACTTATCTTCCTCCTGTCACACGTCTTCCAGTGACTCCATAATTTTTACTGCTTCCAGCTTTCATACGATTACCGCCTACATTTCCTCTGCCACCTCTACCGCCTCTGATTGCAGTTGACCTAGTAGGACTAAATTTTGTTACATTCCTTTGAGTAGGTGTTGGAGGTGGAGTCCAAGTTGTTGCAGCTGGTGGTTGAGTCACTGGTGTAGTAGGTTCAAAAATTGTAGGTCCTGTTGCTGGTTTCCAAGGGTCTGGTATAGCTTCAAAAGGAACTTTATTTTCTTGGAATTTCATCTTATAATGGTCTGGACTATTTTCATACACTTTAACAGGGTCTGCAATTTGAATTTGACCTTGCCTCCATCTTTCGTGAGGACTAAAAGCATCAATTTCTTTTTTCATAAGTGCAGGGTCTATTGTTAAATCTGGATTCCAGCCAGCATTTTTTTTGTCTACCCACCCAGAACCCTTAGTTCCAAAATCATATTTACCACCATCCCAAGTAATCTCACCAGTTATAGGGTCTGCTGACCAATCCATCTTACCTCCAGTAAGTCCTATAGCTTGTTGTGGACTAAATATCCCGTGTGTTGGATTTCTGAAAAAAGGATTTTTTGAAATATCTATATGTTCACCAGACTTATTCCATATTGTATCAAAACCTAAATCTTCATAACTAATACCACCAGAGTATGTCCCAGTTCTTTTTATGTCAGACATAATTTGTTTTCTAAGTTCTTCTTCCATAGCTGGTGTAATAAGATTAGGTGATATTCCTAAAGCACTTGCAGCAGTAGTAGTTGGTATAGTAAATAAATTAGCAAGAGATGATGCGATAGGAAGTGTACTTATCATATTATTTCATATCCAAGCCTTCAACAACCGCAAACCAAGTAGCTCCGTTGTCGATTGTTTCAAAAGTAAGAATGTCTACACCGCTTGTAGTTAGTGTAGGTGTCGTACCACCAGCAAACTTAACACTTGCGTGCCAAGGGTCTGCTACTGTACCACCATTCGTCAGTATAAACTTGAACTTACCATATATACCAGAGGTTGGTGCATTGCTTATTGTAAACGAACCGCCACTGGCTAGTACAGCAGTGACTACATTTCCTAGTGCAAAGTTAATTGCTGTTGCCGAACTTACTGTGCCCACAGCATTGACAATCTCTGTCTGTTCCTGTGTCTTTAATTTCTTGGTTATACCTACAGCATCAGCAGTGACAGTCTTAGAAGCCTCTACTGTTCCTAGTGTGGGTACATCATTATAGTTCAGTTCTGCTGTTGTTCCAGTATAGCCATCTATTAAATTTAATTCTGTGTGTGTTGCTGTCATAGCACCAGCTACATTTGGAAAGGTAGTCCTGATCGCAGACTTGACCAATCTTATGTGGTCATCACCTTGACTCCTAGCATCTGTGCCTGTAGGATTTGTTGCTACTAATCCATCTATATAAGTTGTTGATTCTAATGCCATATTATTTTCCTTTTGCTAATTGTGCCCCGAAATAAAATTCTATAATCATAGTTGCCCATTTGAATATTTCATCCATCTTGAGCAAGCCTTCTACAGTGGCATACTCCACTACATCCGGTGTCAGTTGAAATCCTAAGAAACTAAACCCCTTGATTACTGTTGGTATTACAGTTGGAACATCAAAGTATACTGGTGCTACTTGTGTGAATATAACCAGACCTAGGATGACAAATATAATTACTCTTCTATTCATAGCAGCCATAGGACTTTCCTTGTCTGCTCTATCCCTAGCTTGATTAATGGAATCATTCCTTACTTGGAGTGATTGTATCATCAGCTTCTGATTCTCTGATGCCGCTTGACTCTTTAAGGCAAACAACTTAGCAACAAATCCTAATATTATTGGTGCAATATTAGTGAGTAATGCCATCATATAGCTATTCTAAACGCCTCTATTATTCCAATCTGGGTAATAACATAGAAAGTAATAGCACCGTAGACACTCCATTTAATCTGTAGCATATTGGTATTGATTTTCTGAATGGCTTTATTAGTATCTTCAACACGACCAAACAATTTGCTTATTTGTGATTCGTGTCTGTCTACAGTCGTTTCCAATCTCGTTACTCTCTCTTCCATAATGTCCTTACTTGTTTAAGCCAACTGCACTACCTGTAAGTATTGCACCAAAGGCTAAGTGAAATAATCCTCCCCCCATAAGCGTGAAAGGACTGTGCTGTCCAGTTCTAACTTTCATCAGTTCGAGCTGGACTAATACTTCTTCTGTGCTATTTATTATTTCCATAAACTGACTTATATCTGGTCTATTTAGTCCATACCATATTGGTACAAACATAAAGTCATAAAAACAAATTAGCAGATAAACTATTAAAGCAGTCCACCGCCATCTTTGCGTACTCTTTTCTACCTCTGTCATACACAGGGAGGCTCACACATCAAGGCATCAACACCTATAGCCATCGCTGCTATGAAAACAATCACACCTAAAGCTATCAATACTATTACTGGTTTACTCATCCTAGTTTCTTCTCCGTAGATTTCTTTTTCTTCTTAGTTTTGCTTTCAGTTTGTTTCTTAATACTGTCCAGTTGTTTCTGAATCTTCTTATTCTGATTTACTAATGTATTATTAGACTTCTTTAGTTTCTCTGATAAATTTGTAAGTTTGTCAACTTGTATTGCTGTAATTGCAAGTGCTTCCATAACCTGTTGAAGATTCATTTCCATACGCACTTGATTTTCTATAACTGCTTTCTGATTGGACTGTTGGTATTCCTCATACATAGTGGAAACACGATGGTCAATTCCGCTTACATACCAGAGCATAGCTCCAGCTTGTATTGCTATTGCCATTACTATCGCCAGAGGTACTTTCATTCCATTCATACTGACTCCTAATAATTATAAGAGGATGAAGGCTGATTATTTCTTAGAGCATCAAATAAAGATTCGTGTTGTTCCATAATCTCTTCATCTACTTTCAGCATCTCATCCATCTGTTCACGAAGTTTATCTGTCGCTCTTTCCAGCTTATCAAGTTTATCAGTATGTACTGCTTGTGTCGTTGATAGGCTGAATGTTTGTGTCATAGTCCAACCACCTAAAGCTATAAGCAGTCCGAGAAGTAACATTACAATTTGGTCTTTCAATTTCTATACCATCTAAAATTCTGTTGTACTTTTAATGTAGGGTTGTCTATATTATTCAATTTTGAATTAGCACTTATAGATGTAGTGCTAGGAAACATAACACATCCTGCCATTATTAATGCTGTTGCTATTAGTATTATTTTCATTCTAATGCACCAGATTGGTCTACAGGTTCAACATAATCTGGATTATCTGTCCAAGTAGTTCCATCAAAGAAATATTTTTCTCCTACCCAATCTTCTGGTGGTGTAACACCTGTATGAATAGTAGAATTACTTGTATTCAAATCACAAATAATGATATTAGAACAAGTAGTTTTTTCTTCGGTTGCTGTTATTATCTCGTCATCAGCAAATATATAAGCAGATAGATTTGAATCGTTTAAAGTAATTGTTTTCATTATTATCCTTATAATTCAAATGATGCTATCTGTGAAGCAGTAATCTTTCCTTTAGAACCATCACCTGTATGTTTACCCCCCATCCAGAATCGACCCGGATTGTTAGGGTCGGGTCGTACATCATTCCAAATAATATCAGTACCTTCTGTTCCTCCTATTCCGTTTACATCCGAACCATAAGTTATAGTATCTGCATCTGTTATAGTTCCTACCTTTGCTCTGCGTGGTGATGCGGTATTAACATTCCAAGAAAAAAGGAATTTACCCGGAGTATTCTTATCACATTGTACTTGGTTATATAGCATCAAATGACTACCAAGGTCATCAAAGTCAGCAGCTTTAACTTCTGTTCCCCAAGTTATTGTTCCGCTAGAATTATTACCCACTCTGCAATACATATGACCATCAGATTTTTTATATGTAGATACAATCCTACCTGCCAAAGCACCATCACTTGCTCCCCAACAATACTCACCAGAAGATGAAGAACTAATAATATGTTCAGAACCTATAGTGGGAGTGTGTCCAGACATTGAAAAAGGAAATACACGGGGATATGTGCTATCTCCATTAAGCCATATATAACCTGTTTGAGCTGTAATATCCCAAGATATAATAGGTTGAGAGCAGTTTTGATTAATTACTGCATTATCCTCGAACTCCTCAGTTATTGTAGTACCAGATACTGACAATACTTTTATATCCGCATTACGATAGGTAGTAAAGTTATTGTAGTTCAAACCAATACAAACGAATTGTCCTGCTGTATTTGGATTAAACTTACCATTAGTATAATAAACAGTATCATTTGTACCAACTGTACTAATATTCACAATAGAACCAAGAGTAATTGTAGTACCACTAAGTGTGCCTGCTACTGCTCCGTGATATGGAGTATTACTAGAACGGAAACCCCCATATACCATAAAACTATGTTGTGTTGAAGGGTCAAACTCTACAAAACCACCATCAGCATATTCAGTAGTAACATCAACTACAGTTCCCCAAGTTATATCACTACCAGCATAATCTATAGTTCCACATACAGCTTGTAAATCTGAACCATAAGTACCATCATCTCTAAAAACCATTAATATTCTGGTACTATCAAAAGGGTCTATAGCAATATGACCCATTGGTACATTTGATGTACCTGTAGCATCTATTTCGTGATAGAAATCAGTTAAATCTTCTGCTATCGGTACTTGATTTTTACCACCACCAAATCCTAATACTGTATATCCAAATGGACTCATACAATCTCCTTACGCATCATTGTTGGCATCGGTAGTAAAGAATAACTTAATACCGATTAATCGTGCATCCTCTGCCATATCATCATTGCCATCCGACACATCTCTGAAAATTCTAAAGTAACATATATCATCATCAGCAGGTGTACCAGCAATAGTAACTGCTCCACTTTCTGCTGTAACCAACAAATCTTCGGCTGCACTAACATTGTCATCCGTAACCACTACTGCTGTTCCATAAGCAACATCAATCGTGCCATCATTAGAACAAGCTACTCCCTGCAATCCCCAAGCAACTCCATCAGTATCAGTTGCAGTTGATGTCCAGAACGCTTGGAAGGTAACTGTTCCCAGATTCCACGATTTTGGAAATCCTACAGAGAACTGTGCGTGTTCATCAGAACCGTCATCAAAGTCCAAGACATCCATATCTGGTCTGCCAGCAGTCGTTTCTACCTGTGTTCTTGCAGCACAACCATTTGATGCTGTAGGTGTAATTGCAGCAGCTGGAATCCATATAGTCTGTTTACCAGCAATTCCTGTCAGACTAGCACCACTACCAGCAAAGGTAGTTGCAGTAAATAACCCTGCTTGGTCTAAGGTAGCTACATTCGAGCCATTACTTTGGAAGATAATATCGTTGCCAGAGCCATCTGCGTTTAAGGTTAAGTTCTCAGCACTTGATTTTAATGTACTCACTTCGGATGCCTCCCTTTAATTTCGTTTATCTTATCAACCCAAGTTGTCGTGCCATCTCTGTCATCATCGAACTGCATCTCGAATTGATTTAGTTGGTCGTATTCTGCTTTTCGGTTTCTTGCGTAGGCTTGGGAGTCATATTCTGCTTGAAGTCTAGCTACTTCTGTTGTGATTGCTGATTCATCTAAGACTACTACATCACCATTACTATCTCTAGCATCTATATCAGCATTAATAGTTGTAACAGTTGGATGTGTATTTCTAATCGCTGTATCTCTCATCTTATGCTCCTATTTCCATTACTGTTATTGATGATGCATATCTTCCGTGATATGCAAAATCACCATCATTACCACTTCTATTAATATAATGTGTAGCCGCACCTTCACCAAATAACTGAACTTTGTAGGTTGTAGCTGAAGTTGTAGAAGGTGAATCTAAATATTCATAAGAAATCCAATTCATTTCAACTGTATCCCTATTACAATGTAAACCACTTGCTGACTTTCTGTTTGTGCCTACTTGAGTACCTCCTCCTATAGCTGTTGAGTCTCTAAGACAACGAACCAAACTCGTATGACCACCAGTAGTGCTTCCACTTAAATTAGTAATAAAAGAAACTAAGATTTTGCTTGATGTAGAACTTGGTGTAATATCTACAGTTAAACCAGTAATATCTACCCAATCAACAGTAGTGGAACTGAAAGTATCTACTTTAACTCCTTGAACTACCTGTAATACCTTTCCAGCTGATAAAGTTGCCATAGTCGGAACAGCATCAGCTCCAGCCGAAGTTAATACTTGACCACTAGAACCAGTTGCGACAACTGCTGGATTGCCACTTGTATCATAGGTAATAATATTACCATCTGTACCACCAGCCATCTGTGCTAGTCCAACTGCATTATCTGCTAGAGTACCAGCATCTACTATATCGTCTGGCAATCCACCGACTGATATGCCAGTTACTGTTCCACTTCCGTTAATTACTATTGCCATTATTCTATCTCCGTCCAGTTAGTTATTGATTCATCCCAAGTATATTTTTTACCATCATCTGTTATTTCTACTGGTGCATCCCATCCACAAGTATCTTCATTAAGAGTCCAACTTGGGTATGGTTGTGGTGAAATAAAAGCATCTCTTGTTGAATCGTATGTCCATCCTATACCTGCAAAATTCTTTCTTAAAGGTGTGCCACCATCTTCTGTATTTGAGTTAGGAGCACAATGTTTACCAGCCTTAGTATTATATGAAGTTTGAATCCAAGTTCCTTCTTTTGTATCAATATACTCTTGTTCCGCTACAATAACTTCTGTAACAATATCATCTTCAATTTTTGCGTAATGTGCCATATTAATTCCTATTGAAACTTGTATCTTATAATAACAACGCCAGAGCCACCTGCTCCACCATAAGGTCCGCTTGAGACTTGGTTATAACAACCACCTCCGCCACCTCCACCAGTATTGGCTGTGCCTGCTACTGCAGCTACACCATTTGTATAACCACCAGAACCGTGTCCACCACCAGCAAGGTCGCTACCACCAGAACCAGAAACATCATCGCCTCCCCAGCCACCATAGCCTATTTCACCACCACCAGAGAAACCAGCAGAGCCTCCTCCGCCTCCAGCTCTTAATACTGATGAGCCAGTTATAGAAGAAGCTAATCCTTTACCTCCATTACAGCCTGGATAACCACCACTTCTTTCACCATTACTTCCTGCACCGCCGCCACCACCGCCGCCCATTCCGTTGATTCTATTAGTTCCACCGATATGACCTTGACCAGATACAGCAGTACCACCTATAGTTACATTTGGAGAACCAGTTCTATTACCTGCACCACCACCAGAACCACCATCACCGGGCTCTTGATTATCGTATGAACCATAGCCACCACCAGTAGATGTAATCGTACTAAATACAGAATTTGAACCATTAGTACCATTGCCTTGACTACTTGTTTCAGCAGTTCCACCAGCTCCTACTGTTACAGTAATCCCTGTAGCAGCAACTGCAAAATCTGTTGCTGTTCTATAACCTCCAGCACCACCGGCACCACCTTCTGTATAACTAGCACCACCACCGCCGCCAGCAATAACTAAATATTCAACTTCACCGGCTCTACTTGGTGTGAATGTACCACTAGAAGCAAATGTATGAACTTTATAATCTCCATCTGTAGTTATCGTTCCGCCTGTAGCAGTCATATATGGTTTTACATCACCGCTTAATCCACCAGAATTAGTCCAAACATTAGCACCAGCACTCGCATCTGTACAAACATAGGAATCTCCTGTTGTCTTGTTATACCAAATATGTCCTGTTGCAGATGGGTTGGTTGATACAGTAGGGTCAGAAGCAGATACTGTAGTATCAGTTAAAGTAGCAAGTGTTGCTGAAATTCCAGTTAAACTTGAACCATCACCATCACTATTAAGTAGTGTACCTGTAGCATCTGGAAGTGTAATCGTTCTATTTGTACTCGTATTAGGAGCTGTAACTGTTAGCGTTCCAGTTCCCGAAGCGTGTCCTGTAATTTTTACCTTTGCCATAAATACATCCTATTATGAAATATTGCCACTTAATCCGCCAACATTTGTCCAGACATTAGTACCAGAACTATTGCTTGTGCAGATATATTGTTCACCTGTAGTTTTATTAATCCAAAAATGTCCTGTCGCTGAAGGATTGGTTGATACTGTTGGGTCTGAAGCTGATACTGTAGCATCTGATAAAGAAGCCAGAGTTGTCGGACCTGCTCCAGTTAAACTAGAACCATCTCCATCGGCTGTTAATAAAGTACCTGTTGCATCTGGCAAAGTAATTGTCCTATCCGTACTCGTATTAGGTGAAGCTATAGTCAGTATTCCTGTAGCTGTAGCGTGTCCTTGTACTTTTACTTTAGACATCTATACTATTACCCAAGTGCTACCAGTCGGCACTGTAACACTGTAGCCTGTGTCTATTGTTATTGGTCCAGCACTTAAAGCATTTGAACCACTCGCAATAGAGTAGTTTGCATCAATCGTGTGTTCGTGCTCATATAAGCCCTTGGTTGTTGTGTTGGCATCTGTATCTAATGTTGCCCAACTTGCACTTGAAGCATCTGTCGTTAAATATTTGCCAGCGTGTCCAGTCTGTGAAGGTAGTGCATCTACTGTAGACCAAGAATTGTCACCTCTAAGGTAAGTAGAACTTGATGCTGTACCTGTCGCACTAAGCATAGGAATATCTACTGCATCAACTGCAATAGTCAGAGCTGTACTACCAGTCACATCCCCAGTATGTGTAGCGTTTGTTACCTTCGCATCCAACTGGGTCTGTATAGCAGAGGTTACACCATCAACATAATTAAGCTCTGTAGGTGTGGCGTTTACAGCAGCATCTATATTCGGGAATGTAGTTTTCAGTACATTCTTGATACCTCTGATGTGGTCATCGCCCTCAGAGACATTATCGCCAGCTGCTGGGTTCGATGAGTTTAGGTCATCAAGGTATTTAGTACCTGTTAAGTCCTCTAAAGCCATTCTCTACTCCTTTATGCTGAAGCAGCTGTTACTGTTACAGTTACCTGTAGTGTATCACCATCAATTACTGCACGTGAGGAACTGAAGTCTACTACACCATAAAGTGTACCGCCAGTTCCTGTTGCCGCTGTGTTTAAGAAAGCACCAGCTACTGTCGCTGTTGCGTTTATTGTAAAGTCTACGCTTGAACCGTTAGTCATACTGCCGGATGAAGCTGCTCCTTCTGTCCACTCTTTTCTGTTGCCAGCGTAGCCAGTCAGTTCTGCCCAACTGGAATGAGATGCCATAGTGTCCGCAGCTACTGGAGTACCAGCACCTTTAAGACCTATATACCAAGCTGTGACTTGTGTTGTTGCGTGAAATTGTACATCAAGAATATGGTTCAGTCCTGCTGTTACAATTATATTCTTGTTATCCTCTTCCCATTTGATGTTGCCATCTTTATCGAGACAAGTAACTTTCCAAAAGTTAGCCAGCCCGATGTCTACATTACCTAATGCCATTATTTACTCCTATTGTTAATTATCTGGGTCACTTATTTTTGTCCAAAGTGTGTCCTCGTCTTCCTCTACATCATTCCATAAGAAACTGTTTACACTTGAAGTAGAGCTATTCATACTTAGTGTAGCACTCTCTGGAAAGTTCACGTTGTTCTTTATATCGCCTGTCAATCCTGTTATTGTTGCAGTGACTGGCATAGCTAAAAGTCCTGTGCCTGTCATTCCAGAACTCATCCCCATAGATAAAGACCTTGGGAATATTGTATCTTCTTCATTCAACTCAGAAAATATAATCTGAGTCATCGAAGCTGTTACTGGAAACATAGCTGTCTGCGTTGATGCTAGTGTGCTATTACCACCAAGCGTTGCAGTTGCTGCATATGTACTGTTATCCCATATATAGGAATTGCCAGACCATACTGATGAATCTGCCGACCAAGTGCTTATAGCCATTAGCCTTCAACTCCAGAGTAGATATTTCGTACTCTCATCGCTGAACCGGAATGTCTATCCCTAGCATCTGCATCTTGTATTTTCTTTACTGCACCTTCATAGGCACTCAACCATAACCTGATCCTCTCATCATTCTTGATAAAAGGTTCTGCCTCCAATAGTGCACCATATAATAATATGTCTGGTGCGTTTGTTGTAAGCCAATTTGTTGTTACAGTACCAGAAGTACCATCACCTAATGGTGTAAATTTCTCATAGAAAGCCATCTCAACTGTGTAATCAGAATCTGGTATAGGTGCTAGTTGTATCTCGTCACCTATTAATGTATAAGCTCTTGGCTTACCAGTTGTATCACTTCCATATAACCTATCCAACATCTCTGGTGTTATATATTCGAGAGGTGTAATAGGGTTTGTATTCATTTGCATATTACGCATTTGTAAATAACCACCAGGAAGATTGAAATATCTTTGACCAGATGTGGTTTCCATCGAACTTCTTACTTCCATAGGGCGTATGCGTAAATCCCTATTGAGTCTAGCCTCTGCTAGAGTTATGAAGTCTGGTATTCTAGCAGTAAGGTCACTTCTATCTAACCAGTCCGCTACTGCATCTTTTAATTCTGTGAATGTGCCTAGTGCCATTATACTTTTCCTTTAGTAGTACGCCAAGCAGCATTGTCTGGATGATTCAGCCACTCTCTCATTCTTTCTTGGTTTCCCCAGACTTTCTCTCTCATCATCTTCTCTACTACAATAAGAGGTATTCTAGCAACACGATGCGAGAACTGGGAGTCCCCTTTATATTTGTTTTTTCCAGCAGTGAACTTGTCAGTGCTATTCATATCGTAGAGGTCTTTGACTATCTTATCCTCTTGTCCACTGACTAGAGTTAAAGAGCCATCTACATTTTCAACTAATTTAGATTTTACTGTCATAAGTAAACCACCCCAGTTTCCTAGGGTGGGTTATTAGGTTAGCTGTTAACCAGTAGTGTAACGTATCTTACCGTTGGCTTTTTCATTACCACAACGTAGACCGTACTCAACTAGAAGCATCTTCTTCTCAGAGTCGCCTTCTTTTGCGATGTCCACAGTCTGGAAATCACGTAAGTAGTCAACTGACCACATATCGTGGTCCAAGAAGTATACTACGTCCTGATCACAGAAACGGTCTAGCGTGATGTTGAATGTACCAAAATCTGATACATAAACTTCAACTGCATTGTAGACTGTCTTGTTGTCATCGACTACTGAGCGAGTCTCGTCAGCACGACCAGACATAGCTGTGATTAACTTTTTGTTGGTAGCACCTAAAAGGATTGTAGATGGTTCACCACCTTGAGTCCAAGTAGATTCTGCAACAGCAGTTACATCAGCTTCAACTATCGCAGCGTGTGAACCAGAAGCACCTGCATCAGTCACATTTGTTGTGATGAAGTTTGCAGCTCCTCTTGTTTCACGTGCTGTAGATGCGTCACCTGTAGCAGCAGCGTTGTCAGCTAGGAGAGAGCCTTCCATATCACGCTTAAGCTCCTTAGAAGCCTTTGCGAGTTGGTGAGCCATCTCTGATTTTTTACCAGCGTTGTTTACTGTCTCGTGAGTTCCAGTAACCTCAACAACTTTCTTAGAAATTTGTGTTTGGTTAGTTAGACGAGTAGTAGCGGTAGTTGCAGCCGTGCCAGCAGCAGCTCCCTCAACGTGATAGTTATTAATTACAGCTGCAGCGAGTGCATCTGTTTGCCACTCAAATAGAGTGTTAGATACTGAACCCTTGCCAGCAATGCTGGATAGGAACGGAGTATCTGTTGGTGAAATATCATATATTACATCAGACAAATCCTCTCGAATCGCTGTTGCATCATATGTTTTAAATTGCGTTGGCATTATTTATTCTCCGTCAAAGCATATCATAAAATAAGGAGGCGGCATCATCTTGCTTACCAGACTTCCTTAACCGAGCACGCTTTTTCTTTAGTTCTTCAGTGGCTGCATCTTCTTTTGAGTTTCCTCTTCCAGCTTTTTGTACTTTAGGAACTTTCTTAACTGCTTTCTTCTTTGGAGCAACCTTCTTTGTTAGCTTATCAAACTCCATAGCTTTCTTAATAATCAAGACACTACGGTGGTCTGCTAACTGGTTAATCTCTTCTGGTCGAAAGCCTACTGAAGTAGCGTAATTTAATACGTCCTTCTTTATAGTAGATTCTCTATCGTTCCACTCAGGTAAAGCATCAACTAATCTAGAGTATTCTTGTTGAACAAAACTTGCTCTAGCTTTATTTTGAGCATCAGCTTGTTCTTGTTGTACTAGAACTTGCTGTTGTGCTACGTTGTTAACTCTTTCCTGTGCATCTCTGTACTCATCCTTCTTGAGCATATAAGCATATGGGTCTTCTTCTTTCAAAGTTGTCCAATCAGTATTCTCAAATTCACTCAGCTTAGCCGATTGTTGCTCTTGCAACATCTGTAAACCATTTGCGTACATTTGCCTCTCTTGCTCTAGTCGCTGACGCTCGGATTGAATTTGTTCAGTGCCCTTGCGTTGCTCTGCTAATGCTTGAGACTTACGAGTATAGTCAGCCTGCCTTTGGTATCCATTCTTGAGTTCATCTATACCAACTTCATAGTCTTGTCCATCCACCTTTACAGTGTATTTTAAGTCTTCTTCCGCTACTACTTCAAACTCTTCTTCTTCTACCTCTTCTTCGGTTTCTTCCTCAGCTTGTCCTTCCTCTTCCGATTCTGGGGCTTCTTCTTCTACCTCTTCAGCTTCCTGTGTTTCCTCTACTACTTCCTCGTCTGACGTAGCTTTGGTTTCCTCGCTTGCGGTTTGCTCTTGTGAGTCCCACATACTTAGGATTTTATTACTTGCTTCAGCAGTTGTACCTGCTGATGCTCTATTATCTACAACTTCTTGGGTGTTCTCTTCAGAATCCATTGGTCACTCCTCTCGCTTAGTTAAAAAAATCTTGCTCCCTTTCAGCAAGTGTGCCTGTTTCAAGTACCGACTTAATATGTTGATGTACTAAGTCCAGTGCCTTTATTGTTATATACAATCTGTCTCTTTCCACTTCCTCGGCTACTCTGGTATTTAAGAGATGTTCTATTAACGCTTCTCTTACTGTGGACAGAGCCTCTACATATAGAGGATGTTCTAAAATCTGTTTAGCCTGATCCGCCCTGGCTATCTCTTCTCCCTTCTTCTTTCCCATACTAGTTTCCTATCTTAACAGCCCTTTCCTGTTCTCTTTCTAATACAAGTTCTTGTTGTTTAAGTGCAAGTTCTGCTTTCTTAATCTCAAGTTCTTGTGCCTTAATCTGCATATCAACAGATGCCTCTTGTTTCTTAAGTTCTAAATCTTGTTGAGCTATCTGAGCTTCAAGTTGCATCTCTTGTTGTTTAATTGCAGACTCTTGTTGTATCTTCTGCATCTTAACTTCAATCTCTTTAGCTTTAAGCTGAGCTTCCATCTGCTTAGCTTGTTCTTCTGGAGAAGGTCCTTGATTTTGAGGAACGTCCTGATCGCCTGGGTCTGTAATGAAGTCATCTACATTCTTCATACCCATCGCTTTTATTTGCTCAGCTACCAAGTTATATACATTCTTAGGCTTGAGTAACATACCTGCTGCTGGGTGCTGTGCAATCATCTGTATTGTTTGTGCCAATCTTCCCAAGTGCATAAGATTCATATCTTTATTACCAAAACCTAAACCAACCTGTGCAGTACAATCAACTTTATCTTTCCACTCGTGTGGATATAAAGTAGTCCAAGTGTTGTTCAGTCTGACAATTTTGTCAGGCTTTTCAAACTTCTGTACCAATTGATATACAGATTGTGCCAGGTCCTTCATACCTGTTTCAGCGAATACTCTTGCTATTAATTCTATCTTCTGCTGTGCTGCGGTCATAACTTGACCTATACCTGTAGCAGTTTGATGTGACTTCAAGCCACCTTCAGATAGACCCATTGAGTTCTTGCTAACACCAGTTCGTTCTTCTCTAATACTATCTAGGTAGCCTAGCATATTAAAAGAGTTCTGGTCTAGTTGTGGTGTTCCTAGAGGATTAACCGCACCTGGGGTACGTACTCTTACAATACCCCCTGGTCTAGAAGTCATTAGGTCATCTAAATTTACTTGTCCTTCGACTACTTCATAACGCCCATTGTTTGTTAGATACATATTATCTAATAAGTTACGCATTAAGGTAGTCTTAATTAGTTGAAGGTCAGAGATTAAGTCATAAATACTCAGACCATAGAACTTATGAGGCATTGGGATAGGTGTAAGGGAGGAGAAGGGAACACTATCCACAGCCTCATTGTCTAACAGTTCGTCTCCAACCTTCGTTATTTTTCTTAATTCGGCTATACCATCGTTGTCATAATCTACTCTTGTATAACATTCAACAACCCATAAACCGTCATCTATATCACCTTCTGGTGCATTGTCTTGTTCGTGTGAGAACCTAGCAAGTCTTTCAGACTTATAATCTGCTTCATCATTATTAAAAGCATTCTCTATCTTACTCTTAGGATAGCCTTGCTCTATTAATTCTGACTTAGTTCTCTTTACTCTATGAGCAACAAATCTTGCATCTTGTATTGTCTTAGCATATTTGTTAATCAAAAATTCTTCTGGAGGTACAGCTTCTATTCTAACCTGTCCTTCCTCGTATGTTCTATTTACTACAACATCGTGTGTTATTGGTTCTTTCGGTTCTAAAGAAAGAAGGTCTTCTTCCTGATCACCACCATTTTCAGTGTGTTGTTTTACTTCTACATTATCTTCCATCAAAAGAGCTGTGAACTCTTCTTCTGTTAAGTTCTTATACTCTTCTCTTAATGTCTCACTTTCATCTGACCAGTAATGCTTTATTATACCGTTCTTCTGTAGTAAAGCATCCTTGAACCATTGATATATGATGGAAAACCCTGGGTTCTGACGCATAATAACATAGTTAGTATAGTCAGTAGACTGCTTTGCCATCTCAACATCTTCTGGTCCTTGAGGCTCAAACTGTACAACCTTATCGCCAGAAGTAAATATCTTCATAAGGCTAGGCATAATCCATTCGATTACATCTGCTACATCTCTTGTGACAATTTGAGAACGACCCTCTTGCTCATTACCATACTTCTTACCATAATAGCGGTCTAATGCGTCTGAGCGTTGTGCTGTGAGTTTGCCATCTTTATACCCTAGTGCGGAACTTATTTCCTGCTCTAAGTGAGCAGACAGCTCCCTCTTTGTCATTTTAGCCATAAATTATTTACCTTTATTAATAGGGTACTTCGTTTCTTTAGGTGGTGGTGGACTCTTGCTTACAATCTTCATTATCTCTTTGATGTCTTCAATGTTTTCCGCCATCTCTATTATCTTATTTTCTAACCATTTCGGATTCATATCTTCTCCTATACTATCCAACTTAAATCAGTCTTAGGGAGTTCCTTTCCCCAGACACTATCATTACCAGTAAATACTACATCAGTTATAGCTAAGTACCTAAAGGCATCGCTGGCGTGAGAGGTCCAATCGTGGACTGGCTTCTGCGACCAGATTTTCTTCTTGTCATCATAACTACTTCTATATTGTAGTAATGCTTCCAATCCTTTCTTAGTGTTATCTGCATCAAACCAACACTTGTTTAAATAAGTTCTAGTGGTATCTATACCATCCATTACTTTTAATTTTGGTGCGACTTGGAAATCTATTCCTAAGTCATAAGCCAGGTCCCTTCTCGATTTACCAGTAGAAAACTCTCTAACTACTATATCGTGTGGTGCAATATGAGCACCATACTGATAACCTTTCTTATTTAGTACATCTATATAGAAGGGTAAACCTTCATTTGAACTTTCAAAATAATCTATAAGATGTACTGCTTTTCCTACAAATTGTGCAAACCAAATTGAAGTTGCGTCTGAGACACCAAGGTCCCAGCACGTTACTACCTGCTTAGCCGGGTCATAAGGGACTTTCCCCACTCGGTCTTCATCATAGCAAGTTTCAATCTCTTTAGCATAATACGCACCTCTAAGTGCAGCAGACCAAGAACACTCGTATTCTTGTTCAAATTCAGTTTCTGCCATATCTTGTTTCGCAAGTTCCAATTCCTCATCATCTAATATCCCCGTTTCACTAGCCTTATATAAGAACCTAGCCCAACCTTTCTTATCTGGTGCGGTATGGTATAGGTCATAAAAATCATTCTTTCCCTTTGGTGTGCCAATAAATATGGCATATCCCTTCCTGTCAGATAGAGCGGGCCTTATTACTTCAGAGAACATCTTTGGGTTCATCTGAGCAAATTCATCGAGCACAACTCCGTCTAAATAAATTCCTCTGAGAGTATCATAATTATCTGCACCATATAATTGTATCCTTGCTCCCATAAAGTCGGCTCTCAATTCCGCTTCATTGAATTTCACTTCCGGAAATACAGCACATAGTCTCTTCAATTCATCCCAAGCAACTGTCTTAGCTTGCTTGAATAGTGGTGCTAAGTAGGCATACCTTGGTGCAGGCTTACCTCTTATAACATCCTCTACAGCACTCTTAATCAGCTGGTTAATAGCAAATACTGTTTTACCAAACCTACGATGACAAACAACAACATTAAATCTGTCCAAGTTATTATGTATTTCATTCTGTAATTCCCTAGGTGTGTACGGAATTACTATTTCTTTGCGTTTCTCTAGTTGTTCCATCCTTATTCAAGTGTCCCTTCTTAACTAATATTAACTTACTAAGGTTCTCGGCTACTTTATCGGATAACTTGTCTTCCTCTATTAACTTATTTTTCAAACGTGAGTGAATCCTAGAAAGCATTAGTGAACCTTATCGTCTTTATCCCTTAAAATCTGATTGGCATCTGCAATATCTGCCTCTTTATCCGACCATTTAATATCAAAAGTCCTGTCTTCCACAACAACAGTATGTTTCGGGGACCAGCCTGCCTGTGTCTTCAGCCAAAACGTAGTCATACTAGGTGATTCACCTGACACAGCCATTTCATACGCTACGCC